CATCTACGTAAGCTCATCTTCTTTTTGCTTTGCTATAACCGGGGGCAGTCTTCTTCTTACCACCAGCTTTGACTTGACCCTTACATACCTTTACACCATAGGCGTTAGCGTATGCGGATGGGTATACTTTAAACTTTCTTTTGGCAGCTGCTTTACCACGTGGACATAACTTACCCATTACTTTTTCTTACCTCCATGTTTGCAGCCACACTTTGATCCTTTCTTGTGTGCCATTAGTAACCTCCAGCTTCTTTCTTTACTTTCTCAAGCATATCCTTTCTCTTCTTATTACCTTTTAGAAACTTAAGAAGATTCAAAGGTGTTTCAGTAGCATCATTTACAAATCCATTCTTAGATGTCTTTGAGTTGAAAGCGTCAATCTTTTTTGTTTTCTTTTTATGAAATGGCATTATACTTTACTCCTTGGGCCTTTTACACGTGTAGCACCAAAGTCTGGCAGAACTCTCTTGTATGTTTTACCATCTTCGATGTTTACACCTGTATCAATTCGTACATTTGAATGTGGGAATCCAACTACTCCAGCTATCTTTACAGCTTTTTTGTTGCCTTTGCGGACTTTTTTTGATCCGTCTTCTGAATAAGTGATAGCCATTATACCTGACCTTTTTTCTTATTTTTTTTATTTAGTAATCTATCGAGAATTTTTTTACCATCTTTTGGTGCAAAGTCGTCACCTGACATGTCATTGACAGCATCCATTTTAGCTTTTCTTCGATAAAAATTACCGGGGTCGATGTTCTTAGCAATCTTGTTGCCTTTACGGACTTTCTTTTTTCCGTCTTCAAAATATGTTATTGCCATGTTAGCATTTCCATCTGCGTAAGGCAAGTGCCTTTCTTGTGGGCTTGCCGTTTGGTTTTTTGAGTGGGCCTTTCATGCCAGACATGCGAGCACAGAAAGACCTTTTACGAGCTCCTCCTCCGGGCTGAGGTGCTTTGAGATTAGAGCCAGTGGCACGATTGTACTTGGCTCTTCCCTTAGCTGTTAGGCCGCCTTTGCGGCTCTTCTCACCTCTTCCGAGAGACAGGCTTACTCCCTTTTTTCTTGCCATTTTTTCTTAGTGCTGCGAAGTCTGCCCCTGTAATCTTGTTGCGAGGTGGTGCAACACGTGCGATCTTTTTTTGGCCGGGGCTGTAGCCGCCTTTACCTTTTGGCATTACCAGATACCGGGGATAATTTGCCCTGTCCAAGCGTAGTTGAGGAGAGCTGCGACTATGCCAATCATAGCTAGTCTTCCGTTAAGCTCCTCTGCTGGATGCCATTTCTGATTTTCGTGGTTGTGGTGTGTCATGCTTCGTTTACTCCGTTTGTTGGTGGTTTCTTTTTTCTTTTTGCTAGAGGATAGATCAGCCCCGGTATTGGAAGCTGTCTATAGTATTCCTTTTTCTCTGGCTTGAACACGTCATAAGGTGATCGTGGGTCAGAGGTTGGCTTCTTTGGTTTTTTAGCCATTACTTCTTACCTAGTCTCTTCTTAAGAGCTGCTTTCATAGCTGGTGTCATTCTCTTACCGCTATCTTTAGCTGGAGGAGACATCTTAGCTGATCTATCTTTACGCTTAGTAGCTCCATTTTTGGTTTTTTTTAATCCGTAATGTCCGGGCATAGTTAGAACTCCAAATCTGATCTGTCTAGTTTTTCGATAACATCTTGCCTGTAGGCAGGGTCGCTATCATACCTTGCGTCTGACATAGCACGGACAAGTTCCGCTTGACTACGAAAGACATCCCCGTTGTTGGGGGCAGTTTTACCTGTTACCATTCTACCTTCGACACCATTTGCGTTATCATACTCAGCCTTCAATCCAGACACAGCTAGTTGTATAGCTTGTACACTGCCTGTATTGACTACCTCGTCAAACGCTTGTATCTGATCCTGTGGTAGATTAGTCTTTGCCCAGTTTACTATATTAGCATACTGTTTCTCGCCGCCTGCTGAGTTCTTGATCTGATTGATCTGTGATGTAGTAATATCAGCTGGGGGTGCTGCCTGTTGTTGTTGAAACTCAGGATTGGATTGCACCTCCATGTAAGCTTTGATAAGATCTTGGCTAGATAAAGAGGAGAACTTAGCAAGAGTCTCTGGTGATAATTTATTACCATTGTCAAAGTACTCTTTGCTTGCATCTGTAATCAGAGTAGCACCCTCAGATAGCTTTGGCTTATCCTCGGGTGGCTCTTCTGTACTAGCTTTTTCTGTCTCCTCTTCCTTGTTGTCACCAAGTTTTTTCTGTAACTCTACGTATGCTTTTTCTAGTTCTTCTGCACTTTTATATTTACCAGCCAGTAACTGTTCCTGATCTCCTTGTAACTTTTCACCAACAGCAAGTGAGTCTTGCTCCTCTGGTGTAAGGTTCTCTTCTATAGTTTCAGTTGTTGTTTCTGGTTGATACGATAGTGTTTCTGACATTTACTCTTGTGGTGGTTGTAAGTTACTTAACACAGTTGCTGCTTGTTCTGCTAACTCTGGATTCTTAGTAGGATCCATGAGTGGTGTACCAGCAAGTTGACCGGCTTGATCTACAAGTGACTTGTTAGTCATATCCTGTTGAGTCATCTGCTTCATCTGTTCTAGCTGCTCGGCTGTACGTACAAGATTGAGTACGTCAATACCTTGTGCTGCTGCTAGTCGTTTGATAGCTTCGCTTGGATCAATAAACTTCATCAAGGCTTCTGGGCCAAGAGTCTGTGCAACTGTCTGTATAAATCTAGTCAAGGACTCGTTGTCCTGTCCTCTACCTAGACTATTGATACCAGCAACTATCTTTGGTCTTACGACATCTTTTGGTAGCCTTGGTATCTGGTTTGATCTCTGTAGAATTAACAGAGTTCTATTTAGATATGGTACTAGAAACTCAACTGTGAGTAAGCTGAACAGCCCACCCAAAGATTTCTCTAGTTCCAACTGCGTGAGGCGTACCTCTTCCGCAGTCACTCTCTCTGCGTTCCTGATATTCATAACCAAGAAAGCTTCGAGTATTCTTCTTTCTATTGTTGCTGCTAAGTTTGCAGCTGTAGCAAAGTCTGCTGTCTTACCGACTTGCACGACTCCTACGTCTTCTGGTCTACCCTGTATGATAGCTCCGTTACCAGCTTTAGCAAGAGTACCCGGCTTAGTTGTAGCAGATGGTGATACAAGAAAGATAACTTTACTTGCTACACTTGCACCCTCTACAAGAGCTTGAGACAATCCATCGAGGCTCCTTAGATCTCCAATGAACTCCTCTACTCTACCACGTCCGTAGTCCTCTCCGTCTACTGTATTGAATCGAAGCACTAACCATGGCGAGGCGTTCTTCGGTGCTGTGCTCTGGCTACCTTCTAGGATCATGTCGTCCACTTCTTGATGCCATCTCCAGTTACCGCTGCTCTCGTCCATCTTAACACAGGTGTATACCTCAGCGTCGTCTTCTGTAGCACCATATTCGCCATCTGGCTTATCGTTAGGAGGGGGTGCTATGCCCAAAACCTTACGACTTACTAATTCTTTAGTAATGATCTCTATGACATTACCATTACCATCTCTTTCTACCACATATCGTTGTAGAGGATAGTGTTTTAAACCATCCTTGCCCATAAATATCAGGGCGTTACCCGATACAATCAGGTGCTTCAAGGCTTGGTGTACGACCACACGGTCACTTGATGCAGCTATGTAGTCCATAATCAATCTCTCAATCTTAGAGAAAGATAGGTCTAACTCGCTACGCATCATAGGATCTAGTGTCTGGCCTAGCTTGTCATCTCTTACCTGTAGTTTAAAGAAGGCTGTCTGTGGTGGTAGTATTGCTAGCATAAGTTTTGCTGCAAGTGTCACCACTGCCTTTGCTCCGACTGACTGGTAAGGCTGGAGGAGAGTTCGTTTGCCACTGTAGTGCTCATCACGAGTGACTAAATATGGTAAGGTAAGTTCAGAACACTCTACAGCCATGTCCAAGAACTGAGTTCTACCTGACGTAAGCTGAGAGTATCTTGCCTTAGCCTTATACATTTAATCCTCCACTCTCTCCACCGGTTGCACCGGTATTGATATTGATTTTAAGAGCGTCTGTACCTGTTCTCTTAGCTGCTCCCTTCGGGTCTTTCTTTGCTGATGTGCCATACTCAACGCCTGCTGTTTCATCGGGATCTAATAATTCTTTTTTACTAGGTAGCTTAGAAGCTGACACTAAGTCTGGCTGTCTAGGCTGGATAGGTGCTGGTGTTGATACGGGAGTAGGTGCTCTACTACCAAAACTAATACACATGTTATTCTTCCAAAATAGATTTTACATATTGTACCACTTCCCATTGTCCGGAGCGATACATAATGGAGGCTAAATCCTCCTTGGGGTGGACAGGATACCAAGCGAACTTGGATTCCAAATCCTCTACTAACGTCTTAAGTTTCTCTGAATGGAAACTAAGCGTATTGGGGGAGATTGGTGTTTGCATGTTCAAAGAACGCTGGCATGCGAGCTGCTTTTGTGTCGGCAAACTGTGGTGCTTTGCCTTCATACATCAGCCGGTCGCTCGCATCCAGCCAAAATGATTTGTCTAGGTGTTTATCCGGTGAAGTTTTTAGGGGTTGTAGTACCCAAGATATAGTTGCCTTCCGAAGCTTATCCAAAGAATTGCTAGGAACAAGACCCAGCTCACGGCATACGAGACTATTCGTCGCCACGTGAATTTGTTCATCTCTGGAAATATCAGCTGATACTGTTCTAAGAGCAGCGTCACCAAGAAAGCGAAACATAGGCAATAGAACAAAGAATATAGCTCGCTCGGCCACAAGAGCTTTGAGTATAGTGTGGTCAGGGTGTTGTATCCAAGCATCTCTTAATCGTATCGCCTCCATTTCAGCAATGGGATCAGCCCCATGGGATTCAACAATGAAGCCCAGAGCGAGATCATGCTTAATCTCATCTTTAACGTTTGACTCAAGAAGTGTCCTCGCTGCGAGCGGGACTTCTTTCTCCAAGCCTTGTGTAATAAATTCTCCAACTGGTAGCTCCATATGACGTATTGCGAGAGCACGCTTGATGGTTTCTTCAGCACCAGATCTTACCTCCCCTTTGGTGGGTTTTACGGGAGTCCATGTTCTTTTTCTTTCTAATAATTTTGTATAAGGGTTCATTGTTGGCAGTCACATTCGATTTTGTTATCAAGAATACCATCCAAATAATCCTGTATGTCAGTGTCTCCAAGTGCTGCATAAGCGTCAGACTTATCTTGAACATCACCCATAACTTGTAATGAATAGTACAAAGAGGTCTGTGGACTTCCTAGCCACTCCTCTATAAATGCTTCATCATATCTAATCATGTCGCTCCAGCTGTTGAAGCTGTAGCCATGAAGCAATCCTGTCCTATCGAGCATCTTCATGATTTCGTCTGCTACACGCTTGTATGCGTCCCATCCTACTTCACTTGCTATCTC